TACTTAGAGCATTACCATACAGAGCGTAACTGAGAGCGTTGATGATTGTGGTCTTTCCTGTACCGTTGCGTGAGCCATCGCCGCCTAAGTCCAAGTTCTCACCTAACACAAGTGTAAGATCCTTGCGGTCAAAGTCAATGCCCTGTGTAGCATTACCTACACTCATAAAGTTTTTAACAGTTAAGTTTTTAATATGGATCATAAGGTTTGATAAATTTTCAGCAGTAATTTGTTGTCGTAGAATTCAGATTCAATGTTAGTAAGTTGGTCCGTTACAATCTGGTCTACTGACTCAAACTTAACATCACCAGGTGCCATGTCTTCATCTACACCAACAGCTTTGTTTGGAATCAAGGCCATCTCTCGAAGTTGATACTCGCGAATAAAAGTGTCTTTGATAAAACCTGCTTCTTCGTAGCTGATCTCAATGTCTAGATTAACACGCACATGCATCTTGGGCTTAAGAAGACTTGGGCCGTTGTCAATAAGGTTTGCTAGGCCGTAAACTCTGTAAGTAGGCTGATCCGGCCATGCATGGTATACAGGCTCTTTGCCCCACTCCAGTATCGCAAGTCCGCGATCATCATCGCCGGCATCGGCGTAGTTGTGCGGGAAGGCATTACCGATGTATGTAATATTCTTTTTAGTCTGTCGCTTGTGGAAGTGCCCAGTGAACACATGACCGAAACCGCTAAGTTGATCTCGTTGCAGTTCCCCATGATCCGGCATCTCTACCATGGCGTTCATCATATAACCGGGCAGTTCAAAGTGCCCAAACAAGTAGTCGCCTTTTAGTTTGGCCAGTTTCTTATGATCGTCTCCGCATAGCCAAGGGGCAATAACGACATTACCGTCGCTGAACCAATCATTGCAGATTTCCACATTAGGGAGGTGCTTTGCAAACTCCACGCTTTGAATGTCACGTTTATCGCGATAATATAAATCGTGGTTACCAGGGATAAAATACACACGTTCAAAATTGTCATTTAGGTGCTCCAGAGCTTTTAAACTGTAGTTGAGAGTAACAATGTTTAGGTTAGCTCGTGTGTTGTGCCAGTCGCCTAGGAACAAGCAGGTTTCGCAACCTTCTTCTAGTGCCTTGGCTGTAGCCCATTTAACAAAGTTCAAACAGTCCTCGTTGTGTAAGGTACTATTTGACTTGAGCCCAAAATGGATGTCAGTGAAGATTGCTGCTTTTTTAAATAGATTAGTCATGATGATGTAATGTGGTACCGAGTACAGACTGTATTTTGTTAAGAAGTTGATTGTAGATTGGTTGGTATTCACGGTTACAGTAATCAACTGCTTCAGAATAGTTGGATATAATGTTTTGAGATTTGTAAGGGTTTTTTACATAAGGAATTTTATCAAAATGTTCGTGCAAATCCTCGAGCAGACTAAACTCGATCTGTTTATGATATAACATTCTAATACCTAATAACAAATCAACGTAACTACATATTTTTTCTAATGTGTGCTTATAATCTGAATCACAAAGATCAAAAGGCTTCCATGTTAAAACAGCTTGTTGATGTTGTTCAAGATTAGCACTAGTAGTTACCATAACACCGTAGAGATTTCCAATAGCATCACTAATTACTTGATCGACAAATCGTTTACGTAGTACACTAAGAACCCGCTCGGCGTTGATTAACTTTAAAAACTTATCTGTTATCAACAAGTTGTCATCGTGATGTAACTGGTTGTTGATTCCAGTTATGCCCTTAAGTACATGGGTCCCACTTCTACCAGGTGTAAAAATAACCGCGGGACCTGTTTGCAAACATGTTAATGCAACTGGCTGCAAAAACACAACATGGTCGGCTATACTTAACCGTGAAAATGTTGATATTAACCATTGCTGTTGATTATATTCTAAATCCCAAATAGGTTCGAGATTTGTAAGATCATTCTCATATGATGTGATAACTTTTATTACTTCTAGACTTTGTTTAGCAGTAAACAGTTCTTTAATATCAATTACATCAGCAGTAGTTAAGTCGGTACAAATAGATGTTTTACTTGCTAATTGATACTTTTGTGTTAAACAGGATGTGTTTGGCCAAGGATCGACTAAGCATACCATTGTAGTACAATTATAAAAGCTAGCAGCCCAAGGTTTGACTAGTTGATTGCCATTGTGTAATAAAAGATACGACATATATCTAGTATACTACTCATCCTCGCTAACTGCAACTGGTTCTGGCAAATCAGGATTAACTGTGATAGTTACTGGACCAGACAGTCCCATGCCTTTGCCTACGTTTTGGCGTGTCCATGATGGGTCAAGTCCGTTCATCTCTAAGATGTCATCTCGGATATTTTGATTCTTTTTCTCGATGTTAAGAATTCGAGTAAAACTATTAGTGATCGCTGCGGTATAGTATGCAAACGGATTCTGTGACTTAGACTCATCAAACTGCAATCCAATTTGACTCAGTTGAAGCAGAGCCTGCCCGCGCATTTCCTCATTGTATGTATAGCCACGCCAGTTTGAACGGGTAGCATAACGTTCGCACAGTTTCATAAACATAGTAGCAAGTTTGCGAGTCATAGTGCCATGCTCTCTTGAAAACTCACCAGTTGCCAAGTCGCCTTTCCAATGACTACGACCGACCAAGAACAGATTCTTGTTGTCGTCTAAACGATAGTGTTCAAAAGGAGGAAAGTTAAGTCGCATCTTGGCAGTATCTTGCGGTGCAATATCCAAGATGTCATCTAGCCCGTCGGTGTTCTCGATCACTTCGTCAAATTCAAGAATGTCTTCGATTTTCTTCTTCTTGGCCTGTGACTTTGGTATTTTCTTAGGAGCAGTAGGAATATGATCCCAACAGGTAATGCGGAATACCAAGTCGGTGTTTGGAATCTTCTTTTCGTTTTGTTCAACACCTGTTTCGCGTTTTAATCGATCTGCACGATTTCGACGAGCTTCCGCAATAGTACGCTGATTGATCTTGCTCAAACTAGGCAAGATGATGTCGTATTGATGATCAGTTACTCGATCTCTATACCAGCAGTAGGTGTTTTTGCTGGCGTGAATTTCTTTTAAGATGTCACGATTGTTAAGGTAATTTACCTTAGCAGGGGTGCGTGTTAGTGTAGTCGCCACAGGGAGTCTCCTTGTAATATACTTATTTTAACACAATCTGCTTAGTTGTCAACAGTTATATAAACTGGGTAGATATTGATTTGGGTAAATAAAGATATGCATAACGAAACCCACACTACCACTGATACTGTTGATATTAACGCCACTACGACAGAGGCTGTCCATCCCGGCTACGTCCAGAACGCTGGGTTTTCTGCACAAGTACTTGAGACTAATGAACAGAAAATGGTCAAGACAATGTCTGAAGGAGAGGAAATGGATGTGCATGGGTTTCTTATTCCTAAGGGTAAAAAATTACCACTAAAGTCTGTAACTAGAGAACGAGTTGTTGTGATAAGTCAAGGTACTGTTGCTGTAACAATTGCCGGGGATACTAGCTCTGGGTTCAAGGCTACCGCACCTGCACATTTCATTCTTCCAAAAGGACAACCGGTTGATATTATCACACTCGATGACGTCATTTGCTATGGCATCGGACAACACAACCAAGTTGTTATTCCCTTAGATGAAGAAGCATCAAACACCGAGCACTTTTTTACCGAAGGTGTGTATGCTAGAAAAATGTCGATTCCCAAAGGAACGCAAGTACCAACACACAAGCATGTTTATGATCATCTAAGTATACTTGCACAAGGTCGAGTTAGAGTCGCAGTCGGCCCAGTAATCACTGAATATGTAGCCCCGGCAATGATTGAAATAAAAAAGAACATCGCACATAAGATAACCGCTGTTGAAGATAGCGTGTGGTTTTGTGTGCATGCCACTGATGCTACAGACATTGAATCACTGGAACAAACAGTGAGTGTAAAGGGATAATATATGCCATTTAGTTTTTTTGAAGCTGCATTTGATGCAATTGATCTTGCAGACTTTGCAGACTTTGCAGATTTGGGATCACTTGTTGATGACTTTGGCTCTGAGTTCTTAGATGCTAGCTCTAGCTTCCTTACAGATTTCGAAGTTCCGTTTGGCGATGTGGCCTCACTAGGTGGCTGGTCCGAAATTGGTAGTTTTGCCGGTGACGCTTCGTGGTTTGATACGTTTAATCCTGGATCTATATTGGATTCGATCTCTAGTGTGTCAGATTTTAATATAAGTTCTTTCACTGATAGTCTTCCATCATTGAGCAGCATCAAGGATATTGCTAGCACTGTTAGCAGTTTTGGCAATGACATTGGGTCTGTTGTTAAAACTGTTCAGAGTGGTGTAGCGGCATACCAAAAGGTTGCACCAGCAGTTAATGCTGTGTCGTCGGCCCTGGGCATCCAGAATCCAATTAATCAAATCATTCAACCACTTAATCAGGTGATCGGTATAGCCGGGTCAGCAGCTGGTATTGCTAGTGGTGCATCTACTAGTTTAAGTAAGTTAGCTACTAATGGGTTAGTATCGTCAGGTGCAGCAGCACTTGGCATCAATCCTTCTACAGTGACTACTGATTTAGGTAAGTTAGCCACAAATAGTTTAGTATCTTCGGGCGCATCGGCACTTGGCATTAATCCTTCTACAGTATCTTCGTTGACTGCCAAGGCAACAAGTTTGTTTACTACTATACCTACAGCAGCAAATGCAATTGATAAAGCAACTGGACTACCAATCAACACCGCTCGTGCGGTTGACCAATACGGGCTTGGTATATTAACTGATCAGGAATCAACAGCATTACTTAAAAACGCATCGTTGGTTAACAGTTTAGTAGACCCGCAAGCACCGACGGTTGACACTTACCCCGAAGCAGAAGCAAGCCGCGATGACTTACTGGCATCCAAGCAAGAATACGAAATTGCTATAGCTAGTTACGAACGTGAGATTGTAAACGCAAATAAAAACATTGAAGAGATGCAAGCAAATCTTCAAGATCCTGATTTATCCGACAGGCAACGAGCGATACTGGAAGCAGAAATTCGAGCCAATCAAGAGGCCATTGCACTTAATACTGATAATCTTCTGTCTGGTGTTGGGGTACTAGATGGAATAAATTCAAATCTCGAAGTAGATCAACAAATTATTACGTCGACTAACTCTAGTGCAGTCACGGCGCCCGGAAACGTACCTACGTCGTCAGTACCTGGGTTTAGTGGTAATGGATTATCTATTTCTAAGATCCTCTCGAATCCAGGATCTGTGCTTGCATCATCTGTGCCTACGCCCGGAGTCAATGCAGTAACTGCGCAACAAACTGCATTGCAGAATGCAGGCACTGATATACAAACCTTAGTTGCAAACGCTAGAAAACAACAAGAACTTAGAAATCAAAGACAAGACAAAGCACAAAGTACTGACTGGCGTGTGAGACTACGACTAGCGCCAAACAGCAATTATCTTTATAATTCTAACAGTCCAGGATTGTTAGCACCATTGGCATCATCTAACGGAACTGATGGTGTGATCTTTCCGTATACTCCTGCAATTGATACAGCATACAAAGCCAATTACGACACTTACGATCTAACACACAGTAACTTTCGCGGATATTTTTATAAAAACAGTCATGTTGATGTAGTTAACATCCGGGCGCAGTTCACTGCGCAAGATACCAATGAGGCTGATTACTTGTTGGCAGTAATTCACTTCTTCCGATCAGTTACAAAGATGTTTTATGGTCAAGATGCCTTGCGTGGGTCCCCGCCACCATTGGTATACTTGTCGGGGTATGGAGTGAGTCAATTTAATGAACATCCGTGCGTGGTTAGTCAGTTTAACTACTCGCTTCCTACTGATGTCGATTATATTAGAGCCGGTACAACATTATCAAATGGTACAAACTTGTTGCCCAACCGCACTAAACAACCCAACCCCACTAATCCATTAAGCTACTCGATCAATCGACTATTAAACAATGGACTCACAGTAGGTGCGCTAGATGATAGACCACCGCAAATTAACGGTCTGGATATTAATAGTGTTTCTTATGTTCCAACCAAGATGGAAATTTCAATTGCACTGTTGCCAATTCAAAGTAGATCACAAGTTAGTAAACAGTTTAGTTTACAAGGATTCTCAAATGGCAACTTACTAAGAGCAGGATACTGGTAATGACTAGCTACGAATCAACAAGCCCATATTTTAATACCACTTACACTCAGTTTTATCTTGATGTAATGGTCGATAGACCTATACCTAAGTATTCAGATGATCTGCCGTTTGTGATTACAGAAACTTATCAGTACAGACCAGACATGCTATCATTTGATTTGTATCAAACACCGACACTTTGGTGGGTATTCTATCAGCGAAATCCAAATACATTACAAGCCCCGCCTCTGGATTTCAAAACAGGGACTACCATATATCTACCCAAGATAAGCACGCTACAACAAACATTGGGATTCTAATATGGCAAGTCGAGCCGAATTAACTGCGCAATACAAAAGACTAGTTGCTGAACGTGAAGAGTTGACTGCAAGATACAACTTTGGCGAAAAAAATCTGTTTGATCAAATACGAGATGTAAGTGCCCAGATAAGAGCAACAATTGACCAAATTAACGGATTTGATGAAACTGCAAGCTCAGGACAGGTTGTACAAGATGACCAGCAGGCTCGGGTTGAGAACTCCAGACCAACAACTCCCACAGATACTCAGCTGGTGGTATTGGAAAACGGTCGTATTAGCGTTAGACCTGATACCACTAGTGGCACAAATGCATTGCCGTCAACGACACTGGGCAGCTCGGTCAACACCGGAACAGATGCACCGGTAAGAACACTAGTTGAAACACAAAGCACACCGATTGGCGGCATTAATGTTAACGGTAATGGTAATAGTCCTGGATTAGTATATCCAGTAGATGGATACAGTTCAGCAACTGAAAATGCGTTTAGCAACGGAAACTTTTTTGGAACAGTTGGCAACAAGCCACAGCCGGGAGGATCCGCTGGGGTCGGAGCCAGCAGCGAAGACAAAGGAGGTCCAACTGGTGCAGGAACAAGTGCAGTTGTAACTGAACTCAACTCGATTAACTTTACAGAAAGATTAATACCACAAGATAATATTCTAGATCAGTACAGTAGTTACACCTATCAAGCGTCGTTATACTTAATGACCAAAAATGATTATAAGAGAATGATAGACACTGGTGAGAAAAGTCTAAGTACCGCAAAATTATTAGTGCAAAGTGGCGGCGCTAGCATTGCCGACGGAGTCCGTGCAGCAAATTTTGATTTAGATTATTATATTGACAGAATTGAACTCAAAAGTTTATTTCCGGGTAAAGCAACAAGTCTAGCTCATAATCTGTCAGAAGTTAAAATGACAGTTGTTGAGCCTAATGGTATATCGTTTATTGAAAATATTGATGTGGCTGTGCAACAATTCTTCGGAGGCACAGTCCAGGGCAAAAAAACAAACTTTGCCTCACAAATATATCTTCTGGTAATTAGATTTTATGGATACGATGATCAAGGCAACATAGTCAGATCCTCGGCGGTACCAGGGCAAACAATGTCAACTGTTGGAGCTGTGGCAGAAAAGTGGTATCCTTTATCATTGTCTAAATTAAATTTTAAAGTAGCTTCTAAACTTGTAGAATATGATTTAGAATTCCTGCCAACAGTATATTATATTAACGCCAGCGCCTCTCACGCAACAATTCCCTTTAACGTTGAACTTAGTGGCGGAACAGTCAAGGACATATTAGCTGGTCCTGCAGTATACGGTGCTGGCCAAGATGCCGCAAATCAAACTTCCGCAACTCAAGCTCGGACAGGTGTAAATTTAACAAATGCCAACGCTGGAGGCGGCAGAGGCGGCCCAACAACCAATCAAACAACAACACCGCCTCCCAAGGCCGACTCTGCAAATACTACTAAAAAAACTATACGACAAGGGTTAATGGCTGCACTAAACGAGTATCAGCAAGATCTAATAAAAAAAGGAATATATCAATATGCCGACATATACAATATCGAGTTTGCACTGGATAGTATGGCCTCGGCAACTATTATTAATCCTGGACTAAACAAAGGTGCCACATCAATGGCTACGCCTTCTACAGCAGCAGATCAAAAGTTAGGTACTAAGCAAAGCATGGATCCCAAAAGCCGAATTGAAGGAGCAACGGCTGGTACGCAAGTGATTCAATTTATTGATAATTTAATGAGAAACAGCAGTTACATTAGAGATCAACAGCTACAAGTTGTGGACGAGAAAACTGGAAATAATAAAAATACAGGAGCCAATGTAAAAAATACAGCATGGTATAAAATTGGATTCCGTGCAGAAGCTATGCTGGACAAGTTTGACCAAAAGCGCAACGATTACGCTTACAAAATAACCTACACAATATCACCTTACAAAATTAGTCAACTTAATAGTCCTTATTTCAAAGCCCCGACGTTTGCTGGTACACATAAAAAATATAACTATTGGTTCACCGGGGAGAACACACAGATACTCAGTTACGAAGAAACATTGAATAACTTGTATTATGCAATTCTAACAGGGGATACTTTCGGTGGCGGCAGCAGTAATGCAAATGAGTTGTTAAAGTACCAATATCAAACAGCCAGTGGACAATCTACCCAAGGAGCCAAAGCTAAAACTCTTGAACCAGCAGCTAATGCAGCAGATCAATTGTATAGCCCTAGTGATCTTAAAGAATGTAATCTGAGTATAGTAGGAGATCCAGCGTGGTTGCAACAAGGCGAAGCGTTTGTTGGCTTGCGCAAAGGAGCAAACGATTACTATAGTGCATTCCTTAACGACGGTACTATTAACTTTGATAGCCAGCAGATTTTGTTTGAAATAGCATACAATACCAGTAAAGATTATGATCTCAATACTGGACTAATGGAAATTGTTCGGGAACCACGCAGACCAGGCAGCTCTACGGCGCAAAAAAACCAAGAGGTAAGAACTCCGGGAACAACGGAATCAAGCAGGATATACATTGCAAAAGAATGTATAAGTTCATTTGCTAAAGGAAAGTTTACGCAAACTCTCAGAGGGTCGTTAATGGAATATTACCCACCAGGAAAAGGTGAAGGTAGACCTTCGCCAAATCAAACCGGTACTACTGCACTTGCGGCGCAAAACAACGGAGCAGCAAAGCCTTATGTCCCGCCAAAGTTAACTATTCCTGTAACAGCAACGCCGTTAGCCAAAGGAACACAACAGATACTGAGTCCAGTTACTAACGGAGAAAATTTATCTAATGAAACATTAAGAACTACGCCAGCTTACAATGAAGCTAGACGTGGCGGCGCCAATGATGCGGCTGCATTGGCAGCAGCAAAATCTGCCTCGGCTGCAGGAACAAATAACTACAGTGGATCAGCATTACCGGGTATTAGAACAGGCGTACAGCTGATCGTGAAAGATCAATAACAGGTAGACTACAATGGCAGAAAATACAGCAAGAAGTACCGGAAGACCACAAGAATATAAGTTCGATCGCGGTGGCACAATTGCAGAAATGGGTCCGTACATCGGCATCGTGGTCAATAACGTGGACAACACTAGACAAGGCAGATTGCAAGTTTGGATTGAACAATTTGGCGCAACTGAACCTGATGGAAGTCCTAATTTAACTGATCCTACTGTATGGCGTACCGTAAGATATTGCCCTCCGTTCTATGGAGCAACCAAGCAAAGCGGCGCTTCCGGATATGGAACCTTTCCAGGAAACAGAAACAGCTACGGTATGTGGTTCACACCGCCGGACCTTGGAACTCGTGTGCTGTGTTTCTTTGTTGGTGGCGATCCCAGTGTAGGCGGATACTATGTTGGGTGTATTCCAGAAGATGGTATGAACCACATGATTCCAGCGATTGGATCTAGCTCTAATTATCAAGCCGGAAGCGAAACACAAAGCCAACTGTTAAAAGATGTGCCATTGGCACCAGTAACTGAAATTAACGATGCTAATGCCAAGGTGTCCGACAATCCTAGATTCTTTGCAGAAAAAAAGCCAGTGCAAAGTGTAGTAGCTGCAATTTTATACCAGCAAGGACTCAACAAAGATTCGATCCGTGGACCAATTCGAAGTTCTAGTCAACGAGAAAGTCCTAGTAACTGTTACGGAATCTCTACTCCTGGTAAAGCAATATACCAAGGCGGGTTGACGGAAAAAAACATCAAAGACAAACTTGAGAAAGATCAAGTCAAGTTGTCCGACATTGCAGTTATTGGTCGCCAAGGCGGTCACACATTTGTAATGGACGATGGCGACCTCGAAGGTAAAGATAACCTAGTAAGAATACGCACAGCAAAAGGTCATCAGATCACAATGAGTGACGATGGTGACGCTTTTTTCATTACACATGCTAATGGACAGACCTGGATAGAATTAGGAAAAGCAGGCACAGTTGACGTTTATTCAACTAACAGTATTAACTTACGATCAGCAGGACAACTTAACTTTCATGCCGATAAAGGTATTAACATGTTCTCCGGTGGCGGCATCCGAATAAAAAGTACATCAAGTACACTTTTTGAGTCTGCGGGTGCGCTTATTGTCAAAGGCGACAAAGCAGTAATCATTAACAGCAAAAAATCAGTTGGTATTCGCAGCGAAGGATCATTAGCATTACAAGGAACTAAGAGTAGCTGGAAAGGTGGCACTACACTTAACCTTAAAGGCGATAAGATAAACCTCAACGGAGCCTCAACTATACCAGTTAGCGAAGCCCCGGCAATTCCAACATATAAACTAGCAGATACTGTGTTTGAACAAGGCACCGGCTGGACCATAAAACCGGGCATACTAGAAACAACTGTAACAAGAGCTCCTACTCATGAGCCGTATCAGTATCACGGTCAAGGTGCAAACTCGATTACAAATTTAAACCCAGTGGTCGAAAAAACATTAGATCCAGGTAGTCCTACTGCAAAAGCATACGAGAAAATTAGTACTGCTCCGGTTAAGACACCACTTACTGTGGCTAACTTACTTAAAGAAACAGGTGCCGACACAGTGATTGGTAATCTAACCCAAGGGCAAGTTACTGCACTTACTGCTGCTACCGCAACAGCTAAAAAGATTTCAGCATATGCTGCGGACGGCAATTTACTTCCTGGGTGGGAACTTAACGAAGAAAATGACCCAGTATACACCGGCCCTGACCTGGGCATAAGAGGAGTGGGCATATACGGACAAACAGCAGAAGCCTTGGTTACTGCTGGGTACCTAAAACCAGCAGTACTGAGTTTAATATCCAGCACAGACTCAGTAGCATCAATATTGAGCTCAGAAACTGCATGGACTGGACAATTTGGAATAGACAGTTTGTTAGGCTATCTTGATTCTCCTGTACTACAAAATGCAGCACAGATAGTTGTAATGGCAGGTGCATTTGCAGGTTTAATAGATGCAGGAATATTAAACGGCGATGAAGACCCACGAGTACAAGCAACATTCTTAGAACCTGCGACTGAAATTGGGGTAACACAAGTGGCGCAATTTGTGCAAGATGAAACAGTATTACCTGTAGAAGTAAGAGTAGCAATCATAGAGTCTGGCAGAAGAGGACAATATGCAATTGATTTTGCTGATCAGTACCAAGAGCTGCTACTAGAACAAGAAGCACAAGAGCCAGTGGTTGTAACAGTAGAAAGAGAAATCATTGATGAAGAAGTCGGTAACTTTATTGACAATCCAAAAATTGATCTACCTCAGTACACAGATGTGCCAGTAGTGATAACTCCCGAAGGCGCACAGTCGGTTACTCCTGCCACAAGAATTCTTGCTAATGTTGTGCCAACAACAGGCACAGAAGATGGCACATTGCGCTTCGCTTCTGGCAATAACAATGGGTAAATAACATACTATGGCAACTTTTATTGGGTTTAACACACAAGGGCAATACAAGAAGTTTACGTTGACTGATTCAGCATTAATCAAACGTGACCTATTGAATGCTTTTAACATACGACAAGGACAACTACCGGGCCGTCCCGGGTATGGCACTATACTATGGGATTTTGTGTTCGACAGCCAAACAAACGATACCCAAACAGGAATAGAAACAGAAATACAACGTGTAGCCGGCGGTGACCCAAGACTACAGATCAGTAATGTAGAAGTTTTTCCACAGGAAAACGGAATTTTGTTGCAGGTTGAAATTATGATTTTGCCGTCTACAGAAGCAGAGCGACTGCTCATATTCTTTAATCAAGAAAGTCGAAGAGCTAGCTACGTTTAACTGAGCCGTTTTTAAGTTCCATAAATAAAAGAATACGGAACGAATATGGCAAAGACTACTAGACAAACAGCTATTTTTGGGGTTGAAGATTGGAAACGAATCTATCAAACCTATAGAGAAGCAGACTTTCAAAGCTACGACTTTGAGACCCTACGAAAAAGTTTTGTAGATTATCTACGTCTCTACTACCCAGAAACATTTAACGATTATATCGAGTCAAGCGAGTTTATTGCTTTGCTCGATGTCATGGCGTTTATGGGACAAGCACTTGCTTTCCGTAATGATTTAAATGCTAGAGAAAACTATATTGACACAGCCGAACGTAGAGATAGTGTTGTTCGTCTAGCAAACTTGGTCAGTTACACACCAAAGAGAAATACTGCATCGTCTGGATACCTTAAGGTCTTTTCTGTGACTACTACAGAAAGTGTAACCGATATCAACGGTATTAACTTAGCCAACGTTACTGTTAACTGGGCTGACCCAACTAACTTTAACTGGCAGGAACAATTCACTGCAATTATCAATGCTAGTCTGGTATCTAACCAGCGCATTGGTCGTCCTGCAAATCGACAAACTATTCTAGGTGTTGATACATCAGAGTATACAGTTAATCTAGTACCTGGATACTTGCCAGTAATTCCGTTTACAGCCACAGTCGATGGTATCAACATGCCATTTGAAGCAGTTAATGCTTCTACCCTGGGCAAGAACTATATCTATGAACCGAGCCCTCAGCCTAACGGTGAGTTTAACATGTTGTTCCGTAATGACCAATTGGGATTTAACTCAGCAGACAATGGTTACTTTTTCTTGTTTAAGCAAGGCGTATTACAAAGCCAAGACTTTAACTTGGCGGACCGCGTAAGCAATCGCACAGTTGACATCAACATCGAAGGTGTAAACAACGAGGATAGATGGTTATATCAACTTGATGATGTTGGTACAATCTCATCAGAATGGTCGTATGTTCCTAGTGTATACGCCGCAGCAGCAGAGCAAACAACTAATGGGCTTCGACAGTTGTATTCAACTACTAGTAGAACAAATGATCAAATTACATTAACATTTGGCGATGGTGTGTTTTCGACTATCCCAGTTGGTATTTTCCGTTGCTATGTTCGTGCAAGTAATGGATTAGAATATATTATTAATCCTAGTGAAATGCAGAGCATAGTTATTCCAATTAGCTATGTAAGTCGAACAGGACAGCTAGAAACAATCAGCTTTACCTGCGGCATTACAACGCCTGTATCAAATGCACAAGCCCGCGAGACCATTGACGAAATTAAACAACGTGCGCCTGCACGTTACTATACACAAAACCGTATGGTTAACGGCGAAGACTATAACAACTTCCCGTTCACTGCATACAACTCAATCTTAAAGAGCAAAGCACTAAACCGTGCAAGTATCGGTACAAGCCGTTATCTTGAATTAGTTGATGGCACAGGGAAATATGCATCAACTAATGTGTTCTCAAGCGATGGTGCGTTGTATGAAAATTTTGCAAGCCCTAGCTTCCAATTTACATACGCAACAAACAACGAAGTTGCAAGCATTATTTCTAATCAGATCCAGCCGATATTAGCTAACAGCTTGATGCAACAATTTTACTTTGCTAAGTTTACAAGACCTAGTCTAGTGGCCTTGGGTGTATCGTGGCATCAGAGCACAAGCATTGCTAACACAACATCGGGGTATTTTCAAAATAGTGCAGGGAATCCCGTCCCACTTGGCAGCTACACATCGGATTTTAAAAAGTACATTGTTGTAGGTAGTCTGGTAAAATTTGAAGCACCAGCAGGATATTACTTTGATGCAAATAACAGACTCAAAATTGGTGTACCAACAAGACCAGGAGAGAAAACAGTAATCTGGGCAAGCCCAACATCGATTTATTTAGATGGTACTAACAACGGGCTAGGTAATCTTGCTAGTGGACTTGGTCCAGTTGAGCTCAACAGCTATGTCCCAACTGGTGCAATTGCAACCCAGGTAATACCAATTTTAGTAACTGATTTGCCGCTGAGCTTTGAAACCAGCATGCGAGATCAAATTTTGCTAAATCGAAACTTTGGTATTGGATATGATAATACAGGCAATGTTACCGGTACCGCAGCAACATGGTACTTGATTACATCGACTAACCTCGATACCAATGCTCCGTGGAGCCAATCAAACGCCGGTAGTACATCAGGCACAAACAGTGATGCATCTTGGTTAGTGCAGTTTACAACCGACGGCACCACCTATACAGTTCAGAGCCGAGCACTAGAGTATTATTTTGGATCAGTGTTACAAACACGATTCTTCTTCTACGGTGACCAGCAGGTATACGATAGTCGAACTGGAACAGTTATTAAAGATTTTGTTAATGTATTACAAACAAATAGTAAGCCGGACGTTGCTCTGCCACTTGAAACTGACACTAAATTAACTATTACAGGACAGCCTGTTTTAAGCGACGGGTTTGTTGACGATTTCCAAGTATTGGTTGGATTCCAAGACAGTGATGTAGACGGGATTCCTGACAACCCAGACTTTTTCAATGAAATAGTAGCCCCTAATGTAAACTCAAACCTGAAGTTAGTATTTCTGGAAAAGACATTGGATTTTGATAACTTAGAAAGATATCTATTAACCGAAGCTGGAATAGTTAACGCTGAGTATCAGACTTTAGACGATATTGAGCTAGTGAAGACACAATATGTTGACGGACAGATTTTCTATGCGTACAACAGTATTCCAGCGAATACAATCGAGAACCAAACATTCTACAAACTCACAATTAACACAGTAACTGGAGTATACACACTCACACAAACTACTGAGTATATTGCTAGAATCGGAAGACAAGATCTGTATTTCCAGTATCGTCATAATTCTCCATTGACGTCTAGAATTGATCCAGGCACAACCAACATCATTGACTTGTATGTAGTAACCAATGAGTATTACACAGCATATCAGAATTATGTAAGAGATGTAACAGGCACTGTGCCGCAACCTACACCTCCGACAATTAATGAGTTAACCACTACATATCAAGGCCTGCAAGATTATAAAATGATCTCTGACACGGTGATTATTAACAGCGTTGAATTTAAACCACTGTTCGGAGAAAAAGCAGAAGAAAATCTACGTGCAACAATCAAAGTAATTAGAGCATTTAACAGTACAGCGTCGGTAAGTGAGATTAAGAATTTAGTAGTGGCTAACCTAAATAATTATTTTAGCATTGACAACTGGGATTTTGGAAGCACATTCTACTTCTCAGAACTTGCAGCGTATCTACATGCAAACATGGGCGATGTAGTGAGTTCAATTGTTCTGGTACCATTAGACCCACAAAAGTATTTTGGTGACCTATACGAAATTCGTTCAGCACCAAACCAAATCTTTGTAAACGCAGCGACAGTAAATAACGTTGAAGTGATCGATGCATTAACAAGCTCGAATATTAGAACAGCACCCGGCAGTGGAGTAATTTAAACATGGCAAGAATAAGAAGTGTAGATTTTCTACCAGAGATTTTTCAAACTACAACTAACAAGCAATTTTTAGCAGCGACTCTTGACCAGTTAATACAAGAACCAAACTATACTAAAATACAAGGATTTGTAGGACGTCGGGTTGGTCCAGGTGTAAACCCCAACGACGAGTACATCAAGGAATCAACTGATGTTCGCACTAACTATCAGTTAGAGCCTGGTGTTATCCTCAAGGAAGAAAATAGCTCAGATATAAAAGATGCTATTACCTATCCTGGAATAACAGATGCATTAAATCTTGCTGGCGCACTTACAAATGATACCGGTAGATTGTATACTAGTGAATACTATACCTGGGATCCGTTTATTGACTTTGATAAGTTTGTTAACTACGGACAATACTACTGGTTACCTGGTGGCCCAGATCCTGTAAACGTGTTTGCCGGAGAAGTTCCGTTAATTCAAACTTTTGATGTCACACGTGAGAACGGTGTATACAATTTCACCGGCGAGGCAGGAGATAATCCTACTATCACTATGTTGCGCGGGGGCAACTACACATTTAACGTTGCTCAAAATAACAAAGAAACAGTTAACTACCGTGTTACAAACAATAGCACATCAGCATTTGTTATTGATTACGAACCTAACCCAACATTAGAATTAGTGCGTGGCAACACTTATGTGTTTACATTGTCATTAAAAGGCGATTTCCCTTTCTATATTAAAACTGCGCAAACTCTAGGCACCACTAACCAGTACACAGAATTCCTGCCAGACGGTTCCCCTGCAATTGTTAACAACGGTGCAGTGCTAGGAACAGTTACATTTACTGTACCACAAGATGCACCTGATACGTTGTATTACACAACTAGTATTCAGCAAAACATGCATGGTACAATCAATATTGTAAATGCACAAGCTGGCACTGGCCCAGGGTTTTGGATCCAAGTTGACCCAGGCATTAACGGAAAATTAATTGCTTCTCCAAACATTAGTTCGCGAACTGTGCTCGGTGTAGAGAACAACGGTGAAGACTTAGGAACAGTTACATTTAATGTGCCTGATGTTAACGCTCAACAATTTTATTATGATCTAAACCCTATCAGTGGCGTTGATTTTATAACTAACTTACGATTTAACGAAATCAACAATCAACCGTTAGCGTTGTTCTTGGCAACACACAACGGGATTGATGAAGTACAGAATCTTGACGGAAAAACTTTAGTATTCCAAGAGCAGTCTGGCGGTTGGGAAACATCGGTACTAGGCGGCGGGTTTGATGATATGTTCGACTCGACCACTGAAATTCCCGAATCAGAAAGATACAATGTTTGGCAAATCCAATATGTTACCTTAGATAACGTAGTTTATATCACACTGAATAATGTTATAACAGTAAATCAATTTGACAAGTTTACTATTCAGTACGGTACTCAATACAGTACCACACAATGGTATAAATCTGCAGCCGGAATTTTTTCTGAGATCCCATTATTAACAGCAGTCAAAGATACATTATACTATCAAGATGGTACTGACCCAGAAATATTCGGTCGTATTAGAATCTTAGATCAGACGTCTGCTAGCCAACTCGATGTTGATGACATCATCGGAAAGAAAACATACACCAGTCCAAACGGCGTAATATTCACCAATGGACTTAAAATTACATTTTCTGGAGATGTGACCCCTGCAGAATATTCTGGACAAACATATTATGTAGAAGGTGTCGGAACAGCAATTACTTTACTACCAGTGAGTAATTTTGTAACACCCGAGACATATACCGAAAGTGAAAGTATTCCTTACGACAGTACTGGATACGATGTTGGAAACTTTGATTCAAGTTTAAACCAACCGCTGATCCCTGACTATCTAACAATTAACCGTGCTAGCTTAGATCTAAACCCTTGGACTAGATCTAACCGTTGGTTCCACATTGATGTGATTAATGCGTCTGCTGCCTACAATGATACTGTGGCAGTATTAGACAACAAGCTAAGAGGCAAGCGACCTATTCTTGAGTTCCGTGCTGGCACTAAATTATACGATTTTGGAACACAAGGAAAAACACCAGTTAACATTATTGACTTTGAATCTACTGATGCATTGGGAACAATTAATGGTAGCATCGGATACTCTACCGACGGATACAATCTAATTGATGGATCACGTGTGATTTTTGCAGCAGACTTAGATCCACAAGTTAGAAATAAAATTTACACAGTTGAATTTATTACTCCTGACACTGTAGAGCCGCTGATTGCTGAGCCAGTAATTAACCTGGTACCAGCCCCTGATGCCGACATATTAGTAAATCAAACAGTAGTGTGTTTAAGTGGAATCACTTTGCAAGGTAAGAGTTTTTACTACGACGGTGTTGAGTGGTTAACTGCACAGCAGAAAACAGCTACTAACCAGGCGCCGTTGTTTGATGTGTATGACTCACTTGGCGTGAGTCTAGGCAATCGAGAAAAATATCCAAGTACTAACTTCATTGGAAGTAAATTATTTTCTTATGCATCGGCAACCGGAGTTGAAGATCCAGTATTAGGATTTCCGCTAAGATATCTAGCACTAGCCAACGTTGGCGATATTGTGTTTGACAATAACCTGTACGCAGACACATTTACATATACCAAAGATAACATTAGTAGTGTTGAAAAGATTAGCATTGGTTACGTAAAACAATTTAGTAATCGCGTTGACTTTATCAAAGAAATTGGTTGGCAAACTGCAATTACAAAGAGTATTATTCGTCAACAATTTAGATTCAGATACGATGGTATCACCTCTTTAAAACTTGATGTAAAAATAAACGAATCGTTGCCAGTTCCAGCATTACAAGTATATGTTGGCGCACAGTTTAAAGACCCTGGCACCTATACAATAACAACCACGGCTGACTCTACTACTATTACACTAGACAACACTTATGCTGTTGGAGATATAGTCGAAGTCGAGGCACTAAGCGACCAGACAAGTAAGGTAGCATTTTATCAAGTTCCAGTTAACTTAGAAAACAATCCGTTAAATCAGAACAGCACTTATTTTACTCTTGGTACTATTAGAGCTCATTATGAAACTATTGCTGAAAATTTAAAAACTATTGTAGGCGAAGTAAATGGCGCTAACAACACACGCGACCTGGGCAATATTATTCCGTACGGTCAGAACATTCTTCAACAAAGCTCACCACTAACGTTAGCTGGCTTCTTTATGAGAAGCACTGAATATAATGTGTTTAACTCAATTAATTACAATAGTCGAGAATACGAAAAGTTCAAAGCACAGTTGCTTGATACTGCGACTCGCAACGACTATACTAATTACACTATCCCTGACATGCTAACCGCAATCATCACGGATATTAATACTGGTAGAACTTATAACAGTCCTTTCTACTGGACAGACATGTTACCGGCTAGCTCAGTGTTTACGCAAAGTGTAACCACAGTAACTGTGTTGACTACTGATGTGTTTGACTTATCAACCACATACGATTTTACTAGTTCTAACTATGCAGGACTGTTAATTTATGTTAACGATGTGTTGCTAACCATTGGTACAGAATACACCGTGTCAACTGACGGTCCAAGAGTGACCTTGTTAGTGCCGTTGACAGTGGGTGATGTTGTTACTATTCGAGAATATGCAACTACTTACGGTAGCTTTGTTCCAAATACCCCAACTAAAATGGGTCTGTGGCAGTCATGGATCCCAGCCATATATGTAGATACAAATTATGTAACACCTCAGACAGTGATCCGAGGACACGACGGTAGTATCACCATGGCGTTTGGAGATTTCCGAGATCAGTTGTTATTAGAATTTGAAACTAGAATTTATAACAACTTAAAAATACATAGTGAGATCCCGTTACCGGCCACTGAAGTTATTCCTGGACAGTTCCGCACTACTGACTATACCCTTGGCGAAGTCAATCAAATCTTATCAACTGATTTCTTGTCCTGGATCGGATGGAATAAACTTAACTACCAAAATCAAGATTACATTGCTGCAAATGAGTTCACATGGAACTACAGCGCCAGTGGTAATGTTCTAACTGGCCCTAATGAAGACCCGTTACCCGTTGGTGCATGGAGAGGAATTTATCAATATTTCTACGACACTACTAGTCCAAATACTACTCCTTGGGAAATGCTTGGCTTCAGTGAAATGCCTACATGGTGGCCTGAAATTTACGGAACTGCTCCGTATACTAGAGACAACTTGGTATTGTGGGATGACCTTGCTGCTGGTAAGGTTGCTGATCCAGCCGGTACGTACTACAAGCCTGAATATGCAAGACCGGGCCTGACTAAAGTAATCCCAGTGGGACCTAGCGGAGAGCTACTAAGCCCATTTGATTCAGTAGTTGGTTACTACGATGCTAGCCAATTCCAGAAGAGCTGGACATTTGGCGACGGCGGCCCAGTCGAATACTCATGGAACAAGAGTTCGAGCTACCCATTTGCAGTAATGCGATTGTTAGCACTAACTCGTCCTGCAGAGTTCTTCTCTTTATTTGCTGATAGAGATTTATACAAGTACGATACCGAATATAATCAGTATCTGTATAACGGTCGTTATCGTTTAGATGCAAACGGAGTGCAAGTATACGGGGATGGCACAAGCAAAGCAAGTTATATCAACTGGATTGTTGATTACAACAGACAGCTTGGTATCAACAGTACTGCAACTCTTGAGACTGCACTCAGCAACCTCGATGTAAGACTATGTTACAGATTTGGGTCGTTTACTGACAAACAGTATCTTAAAATTTATGCCGAACGTTCAAGCCCGAACAGCTCAAACTCGGGACTGTTACTGCCTGACGAAAGCTATAACTTGTTATTGTACAAGAATCAAGCATTTGAAAGAATAACCTACAGCTCAGTTATTTTCCAAGTTGTACAAGGCGGTTATGCAGTGTATGGATACAGTTTAACTGCCCCATATTTTGAAACATTGGTTAGCAAGACATATGGAACAAAAACTACCATATCTGCTGGCGGCCAAGATGTAACTGTTCCAAACCAGTATACCGCAGATGTAGTACAAGTCCCTTATGGATATGTGTTTACTAACAAAACAGTCGTAGTTGATTTCTTGTTAAGCTATGGAGCACTGTTAACATCTCAAGGACTAGTGTTTGATGACAGAGAGAATGGCCATTCTCTCAACTGGAATCAAATGGCACAGGAATTTTTATACTGGGCAAATCAAGGATGGTCCGAAGGATCAGTGATAAACTTGAACCCAGCAGCATTTTCAATTACCGCTGTAAAAAATCAAGCAGTGGTAGAGAGCATTGTTGCACAAACTCCTGAGAATGGCCTACTAGACCAAAATCGTGTATCATTGCCGTTGAATGATATTGTAATAGATCGACAAGAAAACGTATTCACAGTTAGCTCGCTTACACAACAGTCAATAGCATATCTTGATTTAAAGTTTACCAACTACGAAACTATGATTGTTCTAGATAATGTTAGTATCTTTAGCGATTTGATTTATGAACCAGTAACTGGCGCTAGACAAAGCAGAATGAATATTACTGCTACAGTAAGTGCAGACTGGAATGGTACTCTAGATGCTCAAGGTTTTGTACTAAACGATGCTAACACTATTAAAGAATGGCGTTCAAATCAAAAGTATGCCAAGGGAGAAATTGTAACGTACAAAGGAAACTACTGGAGTGCCCAGACAATTGTACAGCCAAGCATTGAATTCAAGTACGATGATTGGGTCAAGAGCGATTATACCAAGATTCAACGTGGATTGCTACAGAACATTCCGAATCAATCAAACCAGCTGGCTAACTCGTACAGTGTTTATAACGCTAACCTAGAGACAGATCAAGATCTAGTAGGGTATGGTCTAATTGGATTTAGACCACGCGAATATATGAGTTCGTTGAACCTCGATGACATAAGTCAAGTAAATCTTTACAGTCAGTTCCTTAAAGACAAAGGTACTCTGCGAAGTGTAAGATTGTTAAGCAATGCTAACACTGGCAAAGAAGCTGCTGAGTATAATGTATTTGAAAACTGGGCAATTTTAAAAGCCACGTACGGTGCTAACGCTAACCGCAGCTTCATTGAACTAAGGCTTAACGAGGCTGATTTGTTAGCTGACCCTAGTGTAGTTCAAGTGGTGTTGCCACAGCAACAGAGCCAAGCTGATCAAACCATCTTGTTGGAAAACCTGTGGAGACAAAGTTACAAATTATCATCTACTGATATTTTGCCAACTACCCTGACACCAGTACAAGACTCATCACTGCCTACTGCTGGCTATGTAAATCTCGACGACGTTGACATTACTGTATTCTCTTTAGCAACTAACTTATCGTTAGCTCCTGGTGTGCTAGATACCATTGGTGTAGGAACAACAATTTGGGCTGCTAAAATAAATGGATATAACTGGGGTGTGTATAGATGTAATTCTGTCCCAGGATTCGTTAATGCAGTATCTAATAATTTAAATTCTACAAGTGTTGTTTCCTTTACAAAACCGCACGGACTTGGAATCAGTGATGTTATTATTATTCGATTCTTTGATTCTGTAGTTGACGGCGTGTATCATGTACTTGCAGTGCCGACACCTACTACAGTAGTAGTAGAACTAACAGTTCCACAAGATGTAACTGGCAACGGCGTAGCATTGGTACTACAAACCATGCGTGTTTCGCAAGCCAGTGATGTAATCAGCTTGCCGTATGCAAATGATCTAGTACCTGGCGCTAAAGTCTGGGTGGATAATAACGGCACTGACAAATGGACAGTGTTAGAAAAACAATCACCGTTTACTGAATCAATCGACTTGCCTTACCCGTTGCCGATTTACAATTCAAAATTTGGTGCAAGTATCAGTCAAGGTGCTAACAATATTATTGCAGCAGCAGGAAGCCCGGGCTATAGTACTACTGGGTTCGGTACTCAAGTTGGTGCAGTGTACGCTTATCTGAGAGACAATAACAATCAATACGCATTGACCACTACTATTAATCTAGGTGCTACTGGTACACTAGGGTACGGTAATGCAGTAGATATCGGTGATCAAAATTGGTTAGTTGCTGGTGCAAGTGCATCTAATGGCAACCAAGGGTATGCAGCAACTATCTACCGTCCTTCTTTTGCAAACACATTCGAGCAAAGACAACTATTAGTTGCACCTGATCAGGATTTTTCAGCATCTAAATTTGGTTATGCAGTATCATTGAGTAAAGATGAACGTTGGATGTATATCGGCGCCCCGGGCGCAAACAAGGTGTATGCATACGGTCGTGTAGATATTGAAGAACAACAAGTAAAATTTACCACAACTGGCACAACTGCAATTTATACATTTGGAACTAACATCGAGTTTGACGTTGCTAATCCTGAACAATTATTTGTTGTGTACAACAACAAGTTGTTGGATTACGGTGTAAATTATAGTGTGACTGCTGACAGTGTTACACTGTCGTTTGTCCCACCTGCCGGTCAAAGTATTATTATCTCACGCAAGCAGTCTCAGCAGTTAGATAAGAAAACATTCTACGAAGTGGCACAAACAACTACTACCGGGTCAGGTGTCGATGCTGAATTTACAGTTGTAAACACTAGAGGTGAGTATTCTGCAACATTAACTACTACCGGATCAGGATACGCAGTTGGCAATACATTAACAATAGATGGGTCAACTCTCGGAACTGAAAATTCAGGAAATACAACTCCTGGTGATTACCCGTTAGCACCAACAAGTCCAGCAAACGATTTAACAATTACTGTTACAGAAGTTAACAACACAGGCGGAATTGTAGATTTTACTATTTCTGGTGCTGGTATTACAAGTAACACAGTATTTGGTATAAACCCGTATCTATACACAGTTACTGACATATATTCATTCACAGTAACCGTTGATGGGGTCATACAACGACCGTTTATTGATTATGATTTTAATACTGATAGTGCAGAGCTTGAATCAGATCTGGTATTCAACACAGTACCGGCAGCTGGCGCAATAATTGCAGTATCATCTTATACTTACTTTACTCCGGTAACTACAATAACAGTTAACGGGCTTGCCGATGATACAGGCTTTGGTACAAGTATTACACAAAGTGTAGACGGCCGCCAAATCTTAATTGGTGCACCTCGTGACGATTCTACTACTGTTGACAACAGTGGATCAGTTTACGCATTTGATAGAAACACTATTCGTTATATTGTCAACGATTCTGCATCTAACACATTTGCACTTCCAGCATCCTGGGCGGCACCTGTTGCAGTAATTGTTAACAATCAGTATCTACTAGATTCTGCACAATACATCAATGGACAATATTCTATTAGTGGCTCTACTGTTACTATCAGTATTGATCTTAACGTTGGTGATATTATCGAGATTGAAAACAACATATTCAATCTGGTACAAAAAATTAATGCAGCAGCGCCATTCAGTGAAGACTCGTACGGTGCAGCAGTTGACATGTGTCCTAACAGTTGTAGCCTTTATATTGGTAGTCCTACTGATAGCACAGTAATAGCTCAAGCTGGATCAGTTGAACGTAGAGTAAACCAATCTAGAGTATACGGCGTAACATCAAGTGTTGCGAATCCAACTCTTACTGCTGGCGATACTATTAGAATTAATAATATGCTAGTGACTGTACCGGCTGTGCCGAATAACACTGTTATCGGACTAGCCGCTGCCATTACTAATTCTGGCATACCAAATGTAAGTGCAACAGTAACAAATGGTATCCTTACGTTGGGCGTAATTAATTTCGCAGCGTCAACTCCGCTTGATAGACTCACTGTACTGCCTGGCGTGACCGGAACAGCGTTTACAGATCTTGGATTTAACACTTATGCATATACACAGACTATAACAAGTCCTTACCCAATACAAAGTGCGCAGTTTGGATATGCTGTTAACATTGATTCCGAAGCTGACAACTTAGTAGTTGGTGCTCCACGAGGCAACATTTACGAAATTACTACGTTCGACGAAGGTACTACGTATTTTGATGACCGTAGTACAATAGTATCGGGTATCGTGATCGAAAGTGGCGCAGTGTACACATTTGATTATTTGCCAGGCGCAAATATGACAATAAGCGACCCAGGCAAGTTTGTATTCGGTCAACAGATTTACAACAATGCAATTGAACCTCTAGACCAATGGGGTACTTCAGTAAGCTATGTATCTGGAAGATTATTAGTAGGAGCTCCAGGTAGTGACTTAGGTGATAGTAGTGTAAACTACGGCCAAGTGGCTAGATTTGACAACGTTGATCGTAAATTAGCATGGACAGCAATACATACTCAACAACCAGTTGCGGATGTCCAGTTACTGAACTCTGTGTTTATGTACGACAGATTAGATTCTAGTCAGACTCACTTCTTTGATTTTATTAATCCGCTACAAGGCAAGATTCTTGGCGCAGCAAGACAAAATATTGACTTCATTACAGCCTATAATCCAGCAAAATATAATGTTGGCCAATTAAACAATAATGGTAATTTCTGGGCAGAAGATTATGTTGGGAAAATATGGTGGGATATTACCTCAGCTAGATTCATTGATCCGAACCAAGACGACATAGTGTATGCAAGTCGTCGCTGGGCGCAGTTATTCCCTGGATCGTCGATTGATATTAGTCAGTGGGTCGAAAGTAATGTTGCGCCGGCAAACTATCAAGGCCCTGGTCAAGTGCTCGACACCACTAGCTACACAGTTAAAACTAGATTAAACGCACAAGGTGTGTTTACTACAACATATTATTTCTGGGTAACTGGACTGGATATTATCAATACAAGTGCTGGGAAAACACTTAGTACCAATGGCGTTGCTCGTTATATCGAAAGTCCTAAGAGCAGTGGTATTCCTTATATTGCAGCACTGGATGCTAATACAGTTGCAATCTATAATGGATTGGAATATCTATCAGCCGCTGACACTATCTTGCATATCGAATACGATAGAGAGTACACCGAAGATAACATCCATACAGAATACGAGTTGATTGCACAGGATGATCCTGAAAGCTTCTTGAGTGCAAACTTGTATCGAAAGTTACAAGACAGTTTCTGTGGCGTAAACTCAGTGGGTGCGTTAGTACCTGATCCAGCACTAACTATCGCTGAACGATACGGACTACAATTCCGTCCTCGTCAGAGCATGTTTGTGAACAGATTTGCTGCACTTGACAACTATCTAACTAGAGCAAACACTGTTCTAGCACAGTACCCAATTACTGAAAGCAGAACATTTATCCTGCTGAATAGTAGCGAACCTGAGCCAACATCTTCGAGTGGAGAGTGGAACAAACGTCTAGCTAATATCGAAGAGCTAGGATACCAGAACATATATTCTGTGCCAGTTGGATACAAGTATCTAATAGCGTCTGACAGTACCAACGGTGGTCTCTGGACTATCTACACAGTAATTGTAGACACTGTATTAGTTGGACAGCCAAGATCTACACAGCTGAGTAGAGTACAAACCTATGATACAAGAAAGTACTGGCAATATATCAACTGGTTCGAAACTGGTTATAATCAATTAACTGTGCCTGTAGCTGAAGTAATTAATTACAGTGCGCTTGCATCATTGAATGTAGCAGTTGGGTCTAGTGTAAAAGTTACATTCAATGCACAACAAAAATGGGAAATCTACCAACGTACCGCGTTGGGTTGGAATCGCGTTGGTCTACAAGACGGAACAATTGAGTTTAAATCTGAATTATGGAACTACAGTGTAGGTAAGTTTGGGTTCGACGTTGAAGTATTTGATTCGCAATACTTTGATCAAGAACCGACCATCGAGACTCGTAAGATCATTCAGGCAATCAACGAAGAACTGTTTGTTGCTGATCTGTTGATAGAACGTAATCGTCAGTTGATCCTGATGTTTAATTACATTCTTAGCGAGCAACAGGCACCAGAGTGGCTAACCAAGACTAGTTTGATTGATGTGGACCATAAGATTCGACAGTTACTACCTTATGAAAATTATCTCCAAGACAATCAAAACTTTGTATTAGACTATATCAACGAAGTAAAGCCTTACCATGTACAGATCAAAGAGTTTAATCTTACATACGATGGTAATGATGCATATGGCGGTGATGTTACTGACTTTGATATTCCAGCATACTATAACTCGGAATTATTAGTACCTCAGTACATAAGCCCAGTGTTGTTACCGTACACTGAAAGTACTGCGATTGGGACTGGGACTCCAAGCCAGATTGCAGACACCCCAGCAGATGCTGAATTGTGGGTAAAATGGCCATGGAACGAATGGTACAACAATTATTTGTTAAGCATTCTTGAAGTTAACATCGCCGATGCAGGGGTTGGCTACAGTGTAGCACCTGATGTGGTTGTTACTGGTGAGTGCGTTGTTCCGGCAGTGATGGAAGCAGTAGTCAACAGTGCTGGGCGAGTAGTTGCTGTTAACATTATTGATCCAGGGTCGGGATATAGCACTACCGCAGTAATCACATTCACAGGCGGAAACGGTGTTGGTGCTAAGGCATATGCAGTAATGGGCAACGACCTGGTTAGAACAATCAAGACCACTATCAAGTACGATAGATACCAGTACTCAAGCGATATCTCTGAATGGCAAGCTGGATTCAATTACGATAACGGCATGCAAGTACGATACGATAATCGTGTATGGGAAGCTGCAAGCACTGACAGCACTGGTATTCAAAGCGAGATTTTTGATCCTGAACAGTGGACATTAGTTGATGCTAGCTCATTAAGCGGTATTAATCGAACACAAGGTTTTTACACGCCGACTGCAAACGAGCCAGGTCTAGAGCTAGGACTATTGCTAACTGGAATAAACTATCCAGGTGTGCAAGTAGCAGGCGTTAGTTTTAATCAGAACACTGGTTTTGACGTAGGTAACTTTGATGTTAACCCATACGATAACATTTCATATAGCCCTGAAGGACTGCCTACTTACGATCCAGGTATCCTTAATGCAATCTATGAAAGCTTCTACGGCACACCAACTACTGGCCCAATCCCCACAGGTACAGCATTTACTGATATCAATGTCGAAGGCGGCGAGTATGTTGACACTTACTCAAGTCATGCACCTGAAGAGTTGATTCCTGGCGCAGAGTTTGATACCTTGGATTTCCGTGTTTACACACGCCAAGGCAGCGACTGGTTGTTTGACGGACACGGCTTCCGCGAAGAAGAATATGACTATACGCTTGATATTACTGCACCCGCAGTAAGTTTTGCAGATATCATTCCATATCCAATTGCATTGATTGTAAACAACGAAACACTAGGATTAGAACTAACACAAAACGTTCACTACACAGTTGACTGGGTTAACCAAACTGTTCTTGTTACTAGCGGCGCAGCAAATGGCGAAATTATTAACTTGTCTGTGTACGGTTTAGGTGGCGGCAACCAACTTTATAGAAATACATATATTGGTAATCAAATTGCTAACAATCGTATTATCTTGCCAGTTGAGTTTAACGAAGTAATTGATCTTGCAATATTTGTAAATGGTACTAACACTACTGACTACACTTACGAAGAGTACAACACATCTCAGACCCTGGTAATATTCAATCAATCGTACACCTCGACTGACTATATTAGTCTAACTGCAATCGGCACAACAACTAGTCAAGATGGGTCAACAATCTTTGACTATAGTTGGAGTACCGCAGTTACGCAAACAATTATTGGTGACGGATCCACACTGGCATTTGACCTAGATAATAGTGTTGAGTTTACTAACCCAGCAAATATACTAGTTACTGTGAATGGCCAACGTGCAAGAACTGCTGCTGGTATTGAATACTACGGTGACGGCAGCTCAGCATTCTTGTTACCACAACGACTAGGATTCAGCGAAGCATTGATCAGTAATAACGATGTACTGGTGTATATCAATGATATCCCACAGGTATACGGAACTGAATTTGTACTTGAGCCATGGACAGGTGACCACCGTCAAGTGGTGTTTACTGTAACTCCTGAACCAGAAGATCGTATTTTGATCGCAGTTACTACTAACACTCAATGTCGTGTTAACGGTACTCAATTGTACTTTGATCCAACACAGGGTCTGGTGCCATTAGCGGGCGATGTCATCAATGTAACAACATGGAACGATACTCGTCAACAAGATGCACTAACTCAAGTATTCGTTGGTCCAACTAACATTACTGTTCCTGTAAGTATAGGCTACGATGATGCAGTGTACAGCGGAGACGCAGCCACTGACAGTTTCGATTATGCCGATGGTGCAGTAATTCAGGCAAATAACTTGGTGCTGGACCGAACTATTACTGATCCAACAAGAATGATAGTGTCCTTAAATGGCAGACGATTATTCTACGGTGAAGACTTTACTATGAGTAATGGTGGAACTGAAGTTGTTCTAAGCAGAGGTTTAATGAACGGCACCGATGTTGTTATGGTTACTATGTTTACCGAAAGCACAGTACCAGAAGCAATGGCGTTCCGCGTGTTCCAGGACATGCGCGGCTTGCAATCTACCTATAGAATAACACCAGCAACAAGCACAGTATTGGTTGAAGATCTTGGACTGTACGATGATATAATTTATGTACAAGATGCGTCATCTTTAGACCAACCTGATTTATTAGGTAATATCTGGGGCGTAGTAACAATCAACGGCGAGCGCATTATGTACAGAGAGCGTAATACTACAAACAACACTATTAGTAGTTTGCGCAGAGGTACTGCTGGTACTGCACGGGACGAACATCGTGTAGGCAGCTTGATCTACAGTTTGGGCGCAGGTGAATACTTGCCACAACAATTCCAAGATTATGTTGATAGCAACTACTTCCTTGCAGATGGTACTACTACATCGTTTACCGCTGATAATATCACATTCAATACTGGCGAAACAGCTCTTGCTACTGCCGCAGTTGAAGTTTATGTGGGCGGAAGTCGTGTAACAACAGGCTACACTATTTCTGCAATTGATCCTGTAACTGTAGTGTTTGCTACTGCCCCAACAAACGGATACGGAGTGAATATTCTAGTACGTCGCGGTGTAACATGGTATGCACCGGGTGCAGGAACACCGTCAAATGGGGTTCCGTTACAGGATACAAATACTCAGGCCGCAAGGTTCTTGAGGGGGCTGTAAATGCAGGTAAATAAGTCATGAATCAAAGCAACGAAGCTAAACAACCAGAAGTGAAGCCAGTGGATCAAAAACCCACTGGTCGCCGCCCAAACGAAACTGGGTCGATATCAGTTGAAGGGCATGTGCGTATATTTGATCCTGCATCCAAAGAAATTTACGTGGAGAAAAGAGCATGATTATTCAGCCAGGCCTGGCCAAAATTGAAGGATTTGTAAAAATCCTTGACCCTAACAGCGGCGAAGTACTAGTAGACAAAAAAAATGCCATTCATTATGAAAACATTTCTATTTCAATGGCTCAAACTCTGAGCAATCGCGATGTAGGATGGATTTATACAATGGCATTCGGCAACGGCGGAAGCTCAGTTGACCCCACTGGTGTTATCACATACTTGCCCCCAAATACAACAGGGCAAAATGCCGACTTGTATAACCAAACATATTCTAAAGTAGTTGATGATAATTCGGCTGCTAACACAGATACTGCAAATAACAAAATGACTGTATTACATACCACAGGTAAAGTTTATACAGACATTTTAGTTACTTGTTTGTTGGATTACGGCGAGCCCGCAGGACAACAAGCATTCGACAACTCAACCAATTTCAACGGTGAGTACGTTTTTGACGAACTAGGATTAAAAGCATGGAATGGATCAGCAACAGATTTGCGACTGATTACACACGTGATTTTTCACCCAGTTCAAAAGAGTTTGAATCGTCAGATTCAAATTGACTACACCTTGCGTATCCAGACCCTGACTAATTTAAGTCAAGCGTAATATGGATATATTAACAGTTAATAAATAAAGTTAGGACGGAGTTTTCCATGGCATATACAATCAATCTTACCGACGGTACAGTTTTCGCTACTATTGCAGACGGTACTATCAACACATCGAGCTCGATGACACTTATCGGCAAAAACTACGCTGGCTACGGCGAGTTTTTAGACGAGAACTTTATCCACATGTTGGAGAATTCATCGAATACCACAGCTCCTGGAGCTCCACTTACAGGTCAACTGTGGTGGGATTCGGGTAGCGGCTTGCTAAAAGTCTATAACGGCACTGTATTCAAAACAGTAAGTGCTGCAACTGCAAGTTCTAGCGCACCATCGTCTAACGTAGCAGGTGATTTGTGGTACGATACTACAAACGCTCAACTTAAAGTATACACAGGCTCAGCCTGGTTGCTAGTTGGTCCTGCGTTTACTGCTGGTACAGGTACTACTGGTGCTATTGTTGACACTATTGTTGACAACACCGCTGTTAGCCACGTTGTAATTAAATTCTACGTTGAAGACAGTGTTGTAGCTATCATGAGCAAAGACGCTTCGTTTACTCCGCAAGTTGCAATTTCTGGATTCACTTCTGTGCTGCCAGGTATGACGCTAGCATCAAGCATTGGCGGGCAGACACCGTTGTTCCAAGGAACATCCAGCGATTCAAATGCGCTAGGCGGCAATGCAGCATCTAGCTTTATGTTGAAAAATACCAACCAAACCACAACAGGTACAATTGGTATTCTAAATGACAGCGGTATGACAATTGGTGCAGACCAAGACCTTAACATGACAGTTAGCGGTATCAATACATTGATCAGCAACATCACTTCAGGTGGTAACATGGTATTCCGTGTTAACGTTGGTGGTGTACAAACCACAGCAATGACTATCTATGGTGCAAACGGTACTATTAGTGGTAACCAAATTAATGCCAACTACGCTGACGTTGCAGAACGTTTCCATGCTGACGAAGTTCTAGAAGCTGGTACTGTAGTTGAACTAGGTGGCTCTGCAGAGATTACCAAAGTTGGTGTTGATCTGAGCGATAAAGTGTTCGGCGTGATAAGTACTAATGCAGCTTACTTGATGAATAGTAAAGCTGGTAATGATAGCACACACCCTCCAGTTGCGATGACCGGTCGTGTTCCTGTTAAGGTAATTGGCGTAATCAACAAAGGTGATCGTCTTGTATCTGCAGGCGACGGATATGCTCGTGCAGCTCAGCCAGGCGAAGCCACTGCGTTTAACGTGATTGGTCGTAGTTTAGTAGCTAAACAAGATACTGGACGTGGCACAGTTGAAGCTATCGTAACAATCAAATAATAGGACAGAGCAATGACATATTCAGTAGGCGGATTAATCCAAGCAGCAGACTACAACGGGTTTGCAAACGGTGCAGGTAACTGTATCGGTAACGTGTGGAACGTTGGATCCACAGACCTGGGATGGGGACAAACCACCTTCTCGAACGTGTCAGTTGGCGGTACTGTAACAGCAACGCAATGGGCTAGTCTAGTTAATACATTAAGTGCCATGGGAAGCCAAACTGGTACAACTATTACATCTAGAACAGCACCTGTTGCAGGCAACACTATTAGTATTCTAAACAACGTTGCTACTGACATTAACAACATCACTAACAACCGCGGCAATGCCATTGCGGTAGGAAGCACAATTAGTGCATTTAGTGGTACAACTAGTAAAACAGCAGCAACTGGATCTGGCGCAACTGCTTGGACAATTACATTTACTCATACAGTTACTTTTGCTGACGCAGCTTCTATGCGTTACTTCTGGAACGCAGGCGGCATTGTTAAAATAATGTACGGTAAAACATCAACAGGTACTGACCATGATCCAGATTGGAACACACTAGCTGGCCAAACAGGTTCAATCAACATTACTGGTCGTGTAAACTCCAACTCACAATTGATTGCTGGTACTACGTATACAGGAACAACTCGTGTTGGTGGTACAGGTGGTACACAAACTACACTAGCAACAACTACAGGTTGGTATAACTTAACTACATCGCCTACTACGGTATTCCAGTTAAACAACACAACAGCACCATACACACCTGAATACATTCGTACTACTGCTACAGCAACTAGTGCAACTGTGTTAACATTGGTCACTACATGGGTAGATGACGGTACTTCGGGTGCTGGTAAAACATCTAACATTTCTGGTGGTACTGCTACATCATCTCCTGCAACATCAATTACAGGAACTGCGCCAACTACATTGGTAAACGTGATTTTACCAAGCACAACATATCTAACAACTGCAAGCTGGGGAACCCCAACTATTGCAGCTTCGGTTGCCTAACTAGGTTAACCAAACTCAATTGTAAAGGGCTGCAAAGCCCTTTACTTTTGTCCTTTTTTCCTGTAAAATGTACACATGGATACTGATAACCTTATTGCACACGCACGATCACGTTTTGATCACGAGAGTGCTAGACGCACACTCAAAGAAAAATACCAAGCCAAAATGCTGTTTGCACATGCCGGTGGTATGTGGCAAGCTGGCCCGGAACTACAGGCAGTATTACTACAGTGCAGCCCAACTGAGGACGTGGTCATTCTAGACTTGTACCAAACTCCTACCAAAGTTCGAGCACCTGAACTATTTGCAAAGGCATACGCATTATGGCAAGAACAACTAAACGCATGGCTAGTAGAGTACGAGCAACTGAATCGCAAAAGATGACAACCGGCGCACTGATATTTGCATTCAACAATGAGCATACTGACTACGTTAAAATGGCTGCATGGAGTGCTAAAAGAATTCGTAAGTTTCTCAACATTCCCGTGGCCGTTGTTACCAATGCTGTCACCGAACCTGGACAATTTGATAGAGTTATTACAGCTGAGCCTACTACCGGAGGAACACGTTACTTTGAGGATTATGAAACGACTGTGTCTTGGCACAACGCGGGCAGAACTGACGCCTACGCTCTTTCGCCTTGGGACCAGACTCTAGTACTGGATGCAGACTATGTTGTATGCAGCGACATCCTTGCACAAGTACTCAACAGCTCCAAGGACTTTTTGTGTTTCAAAGATGCATTTGATGTCACAAACAACAACGACTTTGACGGACTAAACTCGTTTGGCGCAAATAAGTTTCCCATGTGGTGGGCAACTGTGATGATGTTTCGTCGTAGCAACACTGCACAATACATCTTTGATACCATGAACATGATCAAACAAAACTGGGAGCATTACAGAAACATCTACAACATTGGACCCAGCTTGTATCGTAACGACTATGCGCTGAGTATTGCACTTGCTTTGGTAAACGGGCACACGCTTAATGTAGATTCTATTCCTTGGTCCTTGCCCAGTGTAATGCCTGAGCACCAGTTAACTTTTGAACACAATCAATGGGTAGTGAACTTTACCAATTCGTCTGGACAGTTACGAAACACCTCAATAGCAGGCGTGGACTTTCATGCCATGGGCAAGAAACATCTGGAGGCAGCAATTGAAGCCGCTTGAAGAACGGGGATATATTATCCCGGCATTTAATACAGGATCAATCAACTATGTGGACTGTGCTAGAACACTAGCCAAGACCATGTTGCTACATCACCCTGATGCCCGTATCTGTTTGCTTACCAATGACAAGTACGCCACAGACGCAAACTTGTTTGCATACACACACATAGTAGAAGATATCAACACTGCTAATCCTTATGCAAATGACTGGTTGGTATTTGATCAAACACCGTTTAGACAAACCATCAAGCTAGAAGCAGACATGCTGGTATCAAGCCCTGTGGATCACTGGTGGACCATGCTGGAAAAGCGTGATGTTGTTGTAAGCTGTGGTGCTCGGGACTTTTACGATCAGCCTGTTACCAGTAGATTCTATCGCAAGTTTATTGATGAGAATCATTTGCCCGATGTATACAACGCTATCACATACTGGCGACTAAGCACCGCTGCCAAAGAGTTTTTTGATCTAGTGCGAAACATATTTGAAAACTGGAGCGAGTATCGAAAGCTGGTTAAGTTTCCCGAAGAAGTGCCCAGCACAGACTTTGTGTATGCAATGGCTGCACAGATTCTGGGTCCAGACACAGTAACACTGCCCAAAGGCTTTGGTCCACAGATTGTACACATGAAACGCAAGTGTGTTCCTATACAAGGCGAGGACTGGACACAAGAGCTAGTATGGGAAGATAACAATCCCGGCTGGCGAATCAACACAGTAGCACAATGGGGATTTGTGCATTACCATGTTAAAGGGCGTAAGTATGATGACACCTGAAGAGTTCTGGAGTATCTTGCATGATGTACCTGAACCGGCACCTGTATTTTACAGACTGTACTACAGTGATGACGGAAGTCTCGTATGTTACAGTATGGAGCAGTTGCCTCATAACTATATAGAGATTGATGCAGAGTTGTTTGCATTACAGCCGCATAACATAAAGATTGTAGACGGCAAGATCAAGTATATTATTTCAGTACCAACACAAAAACTCATACCTGGCGATACAGGCACACCCTGCGACCCAAGAGACATCTGTGTAGTAGTCCCAGACACACAACCACATACCAAATGGAGTAAACAAATCCGTGAATCAAATTGACATTGCAGACTTAGATTGTATATTTTTAACATATGACGAACCTAACAAAGAAGAACATTGGGTTAAGATTAAGAACATGGTGCCTTGGGCCAAACGGGTGGATGGCGTTAAGGGCAGCGATGCTGCTCACAAAGCAGCAGCACAGGCCTCGGATACGGCCAGATTTATTCTCATCGATGGCGACAACTTACCCGATCCATCGTTTTTTAATCAGACGCTTGTTCTTCCTAATGAAGAATACAAGAACGCTGTGTTCCGCTGGAGAGCACGTAACAGTATCAATGGATTAATGTACGGTAATGGCGGCTTGAGTTCGTGGACCAAAGAGTTTGTTAACAACATGCAAACACACGAAGCCACAGATGGTAGAACCGAGACTCAAGTAGAGTTTTGCTTCGATCCGCTGTACTGGGCCATGCACGACTGTTACTCAACAACATATCCAAACGGATCAGCTTTTCAAGCATGGAGAGCAGGGTTCCGTGAAGGTGTTAAGATGTGTCTTAACCGTGGCGCTAAACCATCAGTGCCTGAGTTCCAGAGTCGTGTGCATGCAAAGAATCTAGACAATTTAACTATATGGCACAACGTGGGCGCAGATGTAGACTACGGTGAATGGGCTATTGCTGGCGCACGTCAAGGCACCTATATGACCATGCTAACACAATGGGACCATACTCTAGTGCAGAACTTTGACACACTAGCAGAGTTATGGCTCACAGTACAAGATCAACAACCTCGTTTGGTAGCTAATAGACTTGCAGAAGAATTGCACACACAGTTATCATTGCCAATGATTACGTTAGAAAACGAACAATCAGCGTTCTTCAAGCAACACTATCTAAGCAACTGGCACAATCAAGGCATAATGGTCCGAGAAATTGATGTTATACGCAAGCAAGAAGGTTGGTAATGAGCAACGGTGATCAAAGCAAGTTCATGCGCACCGCAGAGCAAATGCAGCAGGATTTAGGTCCTGCACTTTGCTTGGCCAAATGGAAACAGGTTAGCTTGCACTTGCAAACAGGGCTAACTAACTCATGCTATCACCCACCCTTGCACCCAATTGATCCCGCCGCTATTGCACTAGACCCGGGTGCATTACACAACACAGAGCACAAGAAACAACAGCGTGTGATCATGTTGCAGAACGAAAAGCCTTCAGAATGCTCATACTGCTGGAACATGGAAGCTGAAAACAAGCTGAGTGATAGACACTACCGTTCAGGTGAACCCTGGGCAGCAGTGGACTTTGATAAAATAAAAAATAGTACAGGATCCGAAAATGATGTTATTCCTAGTTATGTTGAAGTTAATTTCAATAACGCTTGTAATCTTAAGTGTAGTTATTGTAGTCCTCAATTTAGTAGCTCTTGGGCAGATGAAGCCCAGAGAATGGGCGCTTATCCTACAACCACTCCGCATAACAGCATGGAGCATTTTACTAGCAGTCGCCGTGTCATTCCTGCCCGGGAACATAATCCCTACGTAGAAGCATTCTGGGCATGGTGGCCTACACTATACCCTGAACTCAAGCACTTCCGCATGACAGGCGGGGAACCGCTGCTAGACAAGAACACATACAGAGTGTTTGACTATGTGTTAGAGAACCCCAAGAGTGATCTACACCTAAACGTTACCAGCAACTTCTCAGTGGAAGATACACTGTTTGAAAAGTATCTAGGCTATGTAAAGCGTATTTGTGAAACTGATATAGAACACTTTATGCAGTACGTTAGCTTGGATTCAGGCAAAGGTCCGCAAGCTGAATACATTAGAAATGGTATGAGTGCTGACCGTGTGGTACACAATGTAAACCGTTACTTGACAGAAGCACCTAGCCGCAACAGTCTAACGTTTATTATTACCATGAACAATCTCAGCGTTACAGGCTTTAGAGACTACATGGAATGGATCTTGCACCTGCGTAAAGTGCATTCAAGCACTTATCAACGTGTGTGGTTCGATACTCCTGTACTGCGTGAGCCTGCATGGCAGAGCTTGCAAATCCTGCCCGAAAGCTATGCACAACAGCTAGAAGCAGCACGTGACTACATGCTGGCTAACTTGACTACAGAAGCCAATCCCTTACACGGGTTTAAAGACTACGAAGTTGCTAGACTAGAACGTGATATTGCCTGGATGCGAGCAGCGCAACACCGAGATCATTCACAAGCCAAAGGGGACTTCTATCGTTTCTTTTCAGAACACGATAAGCGCCGTGGCACAGACTTTGCAGCAACGTTCCCGGAAATGCGTTCGTGGTGGCAGGAGTGCGAATACCATGCTAGGTAACTCGCGATTAATTGTAGACACACACTCTGAAATATACCGTGAATTAAAAGATATCACTGATGATATATTCTGGGATTTAGATAAACATGAGTTCGAATCCAGTGCCATTTATATCATTGGGCGCCAGCAGTTCCGCACACACTATGCACGAATTAAATCGGCTGCAGAATCGAATCTAATACGTGTGATCTTTTCTAATCCACACGAAGGATCCGAAACAATTCGCTGGCAACTAAGTGCATATGGCATAGATGAGCTTGTTAAACAGGGTCGAGTACTGGTACTTGGGGGCGGAGATATAGAGCCAGAGTTAATTGGGCACTTTGCACACGAGAACTTTGTTTCAAAATGCTTTGCGTACCCAGAAAATATACAAGCACAACAGCACACTAGCAAAATCTTTAATAAAGAACCCAAGCCATTTCGTTTCTTATTTTTAAATGGACGCTGTAGATCGCACCGTAAACGTCTAATAGATACACTAAGCAAGCAAGACCTTTTAAAGGATGCATTGTGGAGTAACCTAGACACAGGCAACGGAGCATTGCACTACCTACCGTCTGAGTACGAAGTAGAACGCTTTAGTTCGCAGGTGAACACACCCGGCACAGGCTTTGTAAAGAACCAGTTGTTTGGCACTGAATGGGGCGATATCTATATTAATCCTGCACAGTACACAGACACTTACTTTAGCATAGTAACAGAAACAGTATTTGATTACCCACACAGTTTTAGAACAGAAAAGATATGGAAACCAATCTTTATGGGGCATCCATTTATTGCTGTAGCTAATACAGGATATCTCAAGGACTTACACGCACTGGGATTCAAAACGTTTGGCGATCTAGTAGATGAAAAGTGGGACACTATAACTGATAATTCAGATAGACTTGCCCGTGTAGAACATGCTATAATAGATCTATGTAGAAGCGATTTGGACGAATTCCTAGCTGCTGCCGAAGCCACATGTAAATACAATCAACAACACATGTTGGAGTTAAGCAGGACTGTTAACTCCAAGTTTCCCCAGAACTTTTTAGACTTTGTAACAAAGCATTTCAATGAATGATTTAGAATTTAAAAGCACAGTGCTAGACCCACTGAGCTCTAGTTTTTGTGCAGCAAAATGGTACAATGCTACCATTTGGCTAGGTAGCGGGATGACAACATCCTGCCATCATCCTCCTGCTCATTTAGTGGACCGAGATAAAGTCCTTACTAACCCTAAGCTGCTGCACAATACTGATCAAAAGAAAGCAGACCGAGCACTAATGCAAGCAGGCGAACGTCCTGCAGGATGCGAGTACTGCTGGAAGATAGAAGACATGGGCAAAGATGCTGTGTCAGACCGTGTGTACAAATCAAAGATATATCCTATAAAGGCTTTAAATGACGCATACAGTACACCTGCTGAATCAGACGTGGATCTCCGTACTTTGGAGATTGCTTTTGATCGTACTTGTCAGTTTGCTTGCAGCTATTGCA